AGCACGTGCGCGAACCGTCGAAATCCCCGAGGTTTTTTGAGGTTTTCGCCGAAGTTAGGTGCCTGCGTAACGGTACGCGGCGTGCTACTAGCCGAGGATTTAGCAGATGGCCAAGGCAGGACGCCGCCCGAAACCAACGGCGATTCGGATACTCGAAGGCACGCAGCGTGGGCCGGCGAAGCGTGAGCCGAGCATGCCGCCTGGTGTTCCACCGATGCCCGAGCGTCTCAAGGTTGACGCGGTCGCGGTTGAGAAGTGGCAAGAACTCGCCAGCATCCTGATCAAGATGGGGGTGCTGACCACGGGTGACGGCGAGGCGTTGGCCACGTTGTGCGAGGTGCACTCGGCTGAGCAGTCGTGCCTGTTGCAGTTGCGGGCTGGTGGTGCCGTGATGCACACCGACCTGGGCGGCGTGAAGCCAAACCCGGCCGGTCCGCTGTATCGGTCGCTCGTCTCGCAGAAGGCTTCGCTGCTGTCCGAGTTCGGGCTGACCCCGTCGTCGAGGACGAAACTTGCCACGAAGGCCGAAGTCCAAAAAGACGAGCTCGAGGCGTTCTTCACCGCCCACGGGTGACGGTCTCGACCAGGGCAAGGTCAAGCGCGTCTACTCGTTCTTTGAAACTGTGCTTAAGCACTCAAAGGGTGGTCAAGCCGGGCAACCGTTCCTGCTGTTGCCATGGCAGAAGTACGTGCTGGGAGAAATCTTCGGTCGCTGCAAACCGGACGGTACGCGGCAGTACCGCCAGGCGTACGTCGAGATTCCGAAGAAGAACGGCAAGAGCACGCTGCTGGCCGGCATCAGCCTCTACGTCCTGCTGGCAGACGGCGAGGCCGGTGCGGAAATCTACGGTGCGGCAAGTGACCGCGAGCAGGCAGGCATCATCTACCGCGAGGCGGCGTCGATGGTCCGCTCGTCGCCGGCCCTGTCCAAGGTGCTCGAGGTGGTGGACAGCCGCAAGACCATCGTGCATCGTGGGAGCAACTCGTTCTACCGGGTGCTGAGTGCTGACGCATTCAGAGCCGAGGGACTGGCTTGTGCCCCTCGGGCTTCGGCTCGGGGGGCACAAGCCAGTCGCAACTGAATATCTCGTGCCTGCTCTTCGACGAGCTGCACGCCCAGCGTGGCGACCGCCGGCTGTGGGATGCCCTGCGGTATGGCGGTGCCGCCCGGCGTCAGCCGCTGGTGCTGTCGATCACCACAGCCGGCGAGGCGAACAAGACGCACCTGTGGTACGAGCAGCACGACTACGCCGAGCGGTGCATCGCTGATCCGGCTTTTGACCCGTCGTTCTTTGGCTGCATTTACGCCGCCAGCCGAGAGGACGATTGGAAGAGCCCGAAAGTGTGGCACAAGGCCAACCCGTCGCTCGGCGAAACCATCAGCGAGGAGTCGTTTTCGGCTGACTGCCGCGAGGCCGAGAACTCTGCCACAAAGCTGAACTCGTTCCTGAGATACCGGCTCAATATCCCCACGACGAGCGACGTTCGGTGGCTGCGGCCAGACCATATCGCCGAGTGCATGGGGCCGCTGTCAGAGCCGATCGAAGGCCGCGACGTTTGGTGCGGGCTCGATCTAGCCAGCAACTACGACACGACGTGCTTCGCGGCCGTGGCACCGAATGAGGCAGGCGGCTACGACGTGCATGTGATGGCATGGGTGCCGGAACACAACGCCGCCGACCGGGAACGCAACGACAGAGTGCCCTACTCGCAGTGGCACCGCGACGGCTGGCTGACGTTCACCGAAGGCCGCAGCACGGACTACAAGCGAGTGCGTGCTGACATTCTGGCTTTCGCCGAGAAGCACCGCGTGCGGCGTCTGGCAATTGATCGCTGGAATGCAACGCAACTCGCTACAGAACTCGCGGACGATGGGCTGCCCGTCACGCTCTTCGGCCAGGGCTTCGCGTCCATGACGGCACCGACTCGCCGCGTTGAGGCGGCGTTCGTCGATAGAAAGGTCCGATTCGGCGGTAATCCGCTGGTAGGTTGGCAACTAGGAAACGCTGCCGTCCAGACGGACCCGGCAGGCAACGTCAAGGTGTCGAAGGCGAAGAGCACCGAGCGAGTGGATGCCGTTGTGGCCATGATCATGGCAGTCGGCGTTCACATGAGCGAAAGCATGAAACCGGCTGACATGCCGGAGATTTCCTTCTGGTGAGCGCATGATTTCACAAGCCGAGTCTGCCGTGCCCGAGATCAAGTGGCTCGAAGGCCGCATGTCGCGTTGGGATGACCTCGTGTCCATGGCTGCCGAAACCGGCGTCCGTGTTACGCCAGAGACGGCCATGAAAACGGCCGCGTTCCTGGCATGTGCTCGCGTCGTGGCCGAGACGGTTGCCAGCCTGCCGCTGCATCTGTATCGCCGTCTGGATGACCACAACAGCGAGCGTGCCAAGGATCTGCCGCTCTACAACGTGCTGGCTCGCCGCCCTAACTCATGGCAGACGCGGTACGAGTGGGTGGAGCAGATGTGCCTGCATCTGGGCTTCTACGGCAACTCCTACCAAGTCAAGGTTGCTGGCGACCGTGGCAGCGTGGATCAACTCTATGCCCTGCACCCGAGTGGCATGAAGGTGATTCAGGAAGACGATCGCAGCCTGTCGTATGTCTACACGGACCCGCAGACGGGGCGGCAGCGGGCGTACCGGGGCGATCAAATCATGCACGTGCGGTGGTTGTCGTTTGACGGCATCCACGGCGAGGTGCCCGTCGAGCTCGGCCGAGACGCCATCGGGCTGGCTCGTGCCTTGGAGCAGTACGCCGCGACGTTCTACAAGAACAATGCCCAGCCCGGCATCATCCTGCACACCGATCAGGCGTTGCCACGCGAGGTACGCGAGCAGCTGCGTGATCAGTGGGAGGCTGCCCATCGTGGCCCGGCCAAGGCGGGCCGCACGGCGATTCTGAGCAATGGGCTCAAGGCCGACAGCGTCTCGGCTACCAACCAAGAGAGCCAGTTGGCGGAACTGTGGATGCAGTCGCTGCTGGCCATCTGCCGTGTCTGGCGGATGCCGCCGCACATGATCCAAGAGTTGGGCCGGGCGACGTGGGGCAACCTGCAGAGTGAGATGGTTAGCTTCGAGAAGTTCACGATCGCCCCGTGGCTGCGACGCATCGAAGGTGCTATCGAGCGAGACATCCTGCCGGATGACGGCGAACTGTACGCCGAGTTCCTGGTGGAAGGGCTGCTGCGTGGCGACATCACGACCCGCTACCAGGCGTACGAAATCGCTATCCGCAACATGTGGATGACGCCTGCGGAGGTTCGACAGAAGGAAAACCTTGGGCCGCTGCCGGTTGCTTCCGTTGATTCTGTCGGCGAAGTTGAGGACACGCCGGCCGACACGGTCGAGGACCAAGCCGAAGGCGAGGATGATACGCCGGATGCTGCGTTCAGCCAGCAGCGGTTTGACCCTGACCAGCCACGCGACGATAAGGGGCAGTGGGCTTCTGGTGGTGGTGGCGGATCTGGCTCGTCAGGAAACAGCGACGGTGGCGGTGCAGCGCAGGGCGGTGGCTCCGGCTCTGGCCAACCGAGCAGCGGCGATACTCCAAAGCAAAAGCAGCGCAAAGAGAGGCTGCGGGATCGCATTGAGGGCACGCAGGCCGAGGCAGACAGAGAGGTCAAGAAGTACGACAAGAAACTGACCGACCTAAAGAAGAAAGAAGCCGAAATCAAAAGCAAGATCGCCGCTTTGAGCATGGACATTGCTGGAGCCGCTCAAGTCGAGCAGCAGGCGATTGCAAAGGCGAGAGCCGATAAAGAGGCCAAGATCGCTGCGGCGAAGGCAAAGTACGACGCGAAGATGCAGGCCATTCGACAGAAGTACGGCCCACGCGACGGCGACAGCGATGGCATCCTTAACGAAGCGGAGAAGAAGAAGTGAGCATTGACGCCGAATTGGACGCCGCCGACAACGACATCAAAGAGCTAGAGTCGCTTAAGGCTGACCTGGCAAATGCCGTGGCAGAGCTTGAAGAGGTTGACCGTAAAGCTGACCAGCTGTTGGAAAGAATCAAAAAGGCGCGTGCCGATGGCTGATCTGACGCCTACCGAAGCAATGGCGTCCGCTGCCCGCCGTGGGCTGCGGCTGCACAACAACGGCAAGTCGGGCGACGGGCTTAAGCCTGAGACGGTTGCCCGTGCCGGGCGGCTGTCACGCCGTGAAGAGATGAACGAGCCATGGGTGCGAGAGATGAATGCGTGGTTCGCTCGCCATGAATCCGACAGGCGGCCCGATTGGGACAAGCCAGGCGAAGAGACGCCCGGCTTTGTGGCGTGGCTGCTGTGGGGTGGCGACGCCGGGCAGTCATTCGCAGCTCGCAAGGTTGAAGAACTGGACCGTGAAAACGACAGGAGCAATGCCATGGACGGCACCATCGAGCGGCGTGATTGGGCGTTCTCTGACGATGACGGGCTCGTCGTTGAGGAGCGTGCCGAAGGCCGCCAGGTGATTCGCGGCTATGCCGTGGTCTACAACCGACTGAGCGTGGATCTCGGCGGCTTCCGCGAGCGAATCCTGCCGGGGGCTTTCGACGGCATGCTGAACCGTCAGCGTGGCCGGCAGGACTTGGTGAGCTACTACAACCACAATCCAGACATCCTGCTGGGCCGTGAGTCATCCGGTACGCTCAAGGTGTGGACCGACGAAAAGGGCATCGGCTTCGAGGTGACGCCGCCCGCGAGCCGTGCCGACATTCTGGAACTCGTGGCCCGTCGTGACGTGAAGGGTGCATCGTTCACCTTTTCGATAGACAAAGGCGGCGAGGCGTTCACGACCGACGAGAACGGCCGAGCGATCCGAGAGGTACGTTCGGCGACGATTTACGAACTCGGGCCAGTAGTGCAGCCCGCGTACCCGTCCACGTCAGTCTCTGTGGCCATGCGTTCGTACCAGTTGTGGCTTGCGTCGCAAGTTACACCTGAGCCGACGCCACACGCAGTCAGCCCCGACATCGTGAAGGCGTCCATGCGGCTTCGTGCCGCAAAGCTCAGGAGTCACTTGCGTGGTCGCACGTCCCGGTGATGCCTGCCCGAAGTGCGGCAGGGGACGCATCCGGACTCGCTCCAGCCATCAACTGGGCGAGGACCGGCAGGTGCGTTATCTGGAGTGCCAAGCCTGCGACTTCAAGTCAAAGGCAGTCGTGCCGGCTGAGTACATCTGCCGTCGCTCTTTTGTAGATACAAGCAAGGCTAGGGACTAAGCCGCCGCGTGCCCGTAGGTTGAACGGCAGACACGGACTGTCACCGTTCACCACGGAGTGCCAAGGATGGCCACGCCTCTCACCAAGCTTCAGGACCGGGCCGCCGCTGTGGCTGCCATGCTCGACGATCTCTCGAAGGTCGAGGAGCGGACTGCCGAGCAGACCGCCGAGATGGAGCGTCTCGCTGGCGAGGCCGAGCAGCTCGAACGCGACCTGTCGCGTGAGCACGCGATCGCCGAGAAGATCACCGCCCTGCGTGGCAAGGTGGCTGCGACCGCGAAGCCCGTCGAGGTGGCCGCCGTGCCGGCTCCTGCCGCTGCCGTGACCGCCGAGCGTTCGCTGTCGGGCCGTGGCCGGCACTTCCGCTCTTCGAGCGATGCCGAGGCGTGCGGTCGCTGGATTCGCGGCTACGTGCTTGGTCGTGCCGAGGATCGCTCGTGGTACGAGAAGCACGTCGAGTCCCGTGCCCTGTCGCCCAACGACAACAACAAGGGCGGCGTCTTCATCCCGGATACGTTTGCCTCCACGGTTATCCGCTTGGTGGAGTCCTTTGGTGCGTTCCCGGCGCAGGCCAACAACCTGCAGATGACGAGCGACACGCTCTACATCCCGCGTCGGACCAGCGGCAACACGGCGTATCACACCGCCGCGAACGCCGAGACGACCGCCACTGACATGGGCACCGACAACGTGATGCTCTCCAGCAAGGAGGTTCGCGTCGGAACCCGAGTCCCCAACCAGCTGATCGACGACTCCGCGATCGACCTGGCCGGGCTTGTCGCCGAAGAGTTTGCCCTCGCTATCGCCCAGCGAATCGACGAGGACGGCTTCATCGGCACCGGGGCCAGCACCTACGGCGGCATTCGCGGCATTCAGTGGAAGTTCGAGAACGAGACGCTGACCGCCGGCGTCAATGACTCGTCGCAGACCGCTGTTACCAGCCTCACCGTCGATGACTTCCTGGCCACCGTGGCGAAGGCTCCGACCTACGCCCTGCAGAGCCCGACCTGCGGCTGGTACGTCACCCCGCAGATGCACGCCTTGGCGATGCAGTCGCTGGCCCTCGGCGGCAGCGGTGCTCTCGCCATGGAGGTTGTCGAAGGTGCCCGCCGTCCGACGTTCCTCGGCTGGCCGGTGTTTTTCAACAACGTCATGCGGAAGACGGCTGCCGCTGGCCAGGTGGTCGCTCTGTTCGGCGACATGAAGCGTTCGAGCCACTTCGCTCTGCGGCGTCAGGTCGCGGTGCGTGCGAGCACCGACCGCTACATCGAGTTCGACCAGACGTACCTGCAGGCCACCGCCTCGTATGACTGCGTGACTTCGGACGTCGGTGACGCGAGCACCGCTGGTCCGGTCGTGGCCCTCCTCCTCTGATCCCTCTGACCTAAGGAACCCAAGATGAACCACGGCCAGAACAACAAGTCTGTCGTTTCGATTTCCGCTGCGGCTGGTGTCGCTTCGGCCGGCACCCACACGGTGGCGATCGACTGCCTCGGCTACGACTCGGTGAGCATCGACGTCGGCTATCGCTCAATCGCCAACACGTCGGCTCCGAGCGTCGTGTCGGTAAAGCACAGCGACACCGATGGCAGCTACGGCACGATCGCGTCACTGATCCAGAGCACTGACTACACGCTGGCAGGCGTCGGCAACACCGCCACTGTCAACGTGACGCGGTTTGAGATCAGCACCAAGGCGCTGAAGCGGTATCTGCAGGTGGCTGTCACGCCGTCCGCGGATGCCACGAGCAACGCGAGCAACAACACCGTCGTCGTGGCGGCCCGCCTGGGTCGCGGCGAAGAGGGTGTCGGCTCGGCCTCGGATGCGAACGTCACGAATCGCGTGGTGCTTGGCTGAGCTAGTGGCGGACTGAACGACAACCTCAACGCAGGAGGATGCCGTGGGCGCGGCGTCATCGGCGATTGCGGGCATCAAGCCCGCTTTGCTCCAGACGAGCTCTGGACCGATTCGCGTGCACTGTGCGATGTCGGTCCCTCGCCTTGGCTGGCAAGACCACATGTTTTGCTGGCCTAGGGGGCTGATTCCCTATGGCATCTCTCCGATTCGCCTGGAGGGTGCTTTCTGGGGGCAGTGCCTCGAGCGTGTTCTGACCGACATTGTCGAGGCAGACACGGACGACTCGCAGCCGCCGCTGTACTGCCTCGTTCTCGATTACGACTCAATCTTCGAGGCCGACGCAGTCCCCCGGCTTCTGACGTACACAGTTGCCAGTGGCTACGACTTCGTGGCGGCTGTGCAGATGAAGCGGCGGACAGACGAACCGCTTTTCACGATGACAGCCGAGAGTGGCGAGAGGCTCGCCGAGGTGACTAGGGACCACCTGGTCTATCACAACGTGATCGGGGTCAACACGGCCCACTTTGGATTCACGCTGCTGCGAGCCAATGCACTCAAGAAGATGAAGCATCCGTGGTTCATCGGCAAGCCGAATGAGCAGGGCCGGTGGGACGACGGCCGCGTCGATGATGACATCGCATTTTGGATCGCGGCACAGAAGGCTGGGCTAAAGATTGGCGTGTGCCCACGTGTTGTCCTAGGGCATGCAGAGGTCTGGCTGAAGTGGCCCGACCAGAACATGAAGGCATTGCTCCAGCACCCTGGCGATTTCTGGGACAGAGGCGGGCGACCACCCGAAGCAGTATGGCGATGACCACCATTCCGACCGTGCAGGTTCGCATGCTGCGGCCCTACGGTGCCTACAAGGCCGGGCAGATCGTGCCGGTGACCGGAGGGCTGGCCCGCACGCTGGAACTGCAGCGGTACGCCGTGCGTGTCATTGCCGAGCCGGTGCTTGAGTTTGCGACGGCACCGCAGCCGGCAGGAATCGAGCGGACTGAGCCGCCCGTCGTGAAGGCACGGAGGCGGAAGCGTGCGTAACTGGGAACTTCCGCAGACCGGCAGCCGCTATCGCAGCCTGGTGGTGAGCACCGCCAGCGGCGTCAACGATCGTCCCGTGAGCGTGAGCGAGGCCAAGGAGCACCTCCGCATCGTCGATTTCACGGATGACGATACCTACATCGGCACGCTCATCGATGCAGCGGTGACGTGGTGCGAGGATTTCTGCGAGCGGACATTCGCTCAAAAGCATTACACCGTGGCGTTCGATGATTTTCCTAGCCTTCGCATTGAGCTACCGCGCCCGCCAGTGCAACTGGCTAGCGTTGCAGCGAACGCCACGGTGACTATCTCCTACGTGGATACCGCAGGTGCCACGCAGACATTGACGTGGTCGCAGTCTGGCACTCAACAGTTTCGCCTGGACCGCGACCACGTGCCCGCGCTGATCTATCCGCTGTACCTTGAAGATTGGCCGAGCGTCCGGTTGGATGACAAGAGCGTTCAGATCACGTACCAGGCTGGCTACGGTGGCGTCGCTAACGTGCCGACGCCGGTCAAGCACGCAATCAAGATGCTTGTCAGCCATTGGTACGCAAACCGTGAAGCAGTTGGATCAGCGGGCCAAGATGTGCCAATGGGCGTGCATGCCCTACTGTCCCCGTATCGCTGGAAGCAGTACGCATGACGCTCGAAGGCCGCATTGCCGTTGACGTGTCGTTTTCGGACTCTACGTCCAGCACGGGCGTGCAGTCACTGAAGCGATTGTCGCTCACGAGCACAGATGCCTACAGCAGCGGGAAGGTGGCTGTGCTTACCGGCACTGTGGGAACGGCAGCAGTCACGCTGACTATGAGCCCCACGACGTACAAAGACTCGTCCGGTGCGGCCGTGTCGTTCACGTCGATCTCTCGCATGGCGTTTAAGTCGAGCGGGCCTGCTGTTGTGATCGACGCCGCAACGGATGCCAACATTCCGAGTGATGGCAACGCAGTGGCTGTGTGGTCGCCGATTGGCAATCAGGGCGATGACGTAGAGGTGAGAGCGTCTATCGGCACATCCACCTACACGCTCGTGATCTACGGGTCGTAATCGCATGATCCGCTCTGGCCTCATGGACAGCCTCGCAACCGTGCAGACTCCAACGGAGTCGGCGAACGGCATTGGCGAGCCCATCCTGACGTGGAGTGACTTTGCCACTCGGTGGATCGCCATAGTGCCGCTGACGGGCAACGAGCAGATGACCGCAATGGCCCAAGAGGGCAGCGTCACGCACCGCATCCGCATGCGGTACACAACGGGCATGAAGCCCAAGATGCGACTGATCTCGGAAGGTAGGACATTCGAGGTCATGTCTGTCGTGGAGCGTGGCCGCCGCGAGGAGCACGAGCTAATGGTGACGGAGGTGGTGGACTAATGGCCGTCACCACCGTCGAAGGCGTTGAAGATGTGCTGCGTGGCTTCTCGCGGCTGTCGAAGTCCGTGCAGCGAAAGTACCTCGGTGCGAGCGTCCGTGAAGTCGTGAAGGGTGCCGTGCCTCAGGTCAAGGC